ACACATAATAATGTTATTTCTGTAAGAAAAGTAATAGATTATTTGGATAATAAACAAAGTAAAGTTATATTATACACCTATGATTCATTCTTAGTTGATTACTCTTCAGTAGATGGTAAAGAGGTTTTNAAAGAAATTAAAAAATTATTAGAAAATAACAAATACGTTGTAAAAGTTGCATATGGTAATAATTACAATTCTCTAAAAGATATATAATATTTATTATGGATTACGAAATTAATTTTGACGATTTGGCAAACAAATTATTTTGCACATTTACCACTAAGGAAGACTTAGAATCAACTGTAGATACGATTAAAGATCAATATCAAATCTTATTTAACAAGATATTTGTATTGTTTGTAGAATCTACAAATGAGTATGTCTGTACATACAATGTTGATTCATTCAATATGTCTAGTACAATACTAGATAATACAATCCTTTTACATAGAAAAAAGGAATCCAATACTCTATACACTATTAACGCACTTAACGATTTAATTCGTTCTTTAAATAGTGGTGAATTAGATACTAATTATAGAGTAAATTGGCAAGACTACAGAAATTGTATCTTATTAACTACAGGTGGCGAGTTAAAAAAATTAGATACAAAAATACATGAGATCCTTACATTTTAGTTTGGATATCATAAATTAAGTTATTACATTATCAACCGTTTCAAATTAAAAAAAGTTATATTATGGATTTAAAATTAATCTCAAGCAAGTTAGAACAATTACAGACCAAACCTGGTCAAAACAACAACCAGAAATTTGACAGAAGTCAATATTTTTGGAAAGCACCTATGGGTAAATCACAAGTTAGATTTGTCCCTTATAAGGAAAATAAAGAAAACCCATTTACTGAAGTTTTCTTTCATTATGGAATAGGAAGTAGAACAATGATCTCACCAATTAATTATGGTGATAAAGATCCTATTGTAGAATTTTCTAAAGAATTAAGAAAAACATCTGAACCTGAAAATTGGAGGTTAGCTAAGAAATTAGAACCAAAAATGAGNGTATTTGCTCCTGTAATAGTTAGAGGAGAAGAAAGTAAAGGTGTTAGATTTTGGGAATTTGGAAAACAAGTATACCAAGAATTATTAAGTTATGCNGCAGANGAAGATTACGGTGATTTTACTGATGTAGTCTCTGGTNTAGANATGACAGTAGAAGTAGTTCAAGGTAATCCTTATCCNCAAACTTCACTTAGAGTAAAACCAAAACAATCAGTTTTATCTGATGATAATGCTGAAGTTGAAAAATGGTTATCTGATCAACCTGAATTATTAAAATATTATAAGAGAGTTTCTTATGATGATATGAAAACAGCACTTCAAGATTGGTTAAACCCAGAAGACACTACTACAGATACTCCAACTACAACAACTACAGAGGGAGATACTGGTTATACTTTGAATGTTAAACAAAAAGAATCGTTCAACGAGGACGAATTCGACGATTTATTTAAAGATTAATTAAATGGCAAGAAAAAAAGTAAGCCTTGGGGGCGATATCTCCAAGTCTGTTAAGGGAACGTTCTCCCTTGATAAGTTTAAAGCAGCAAAAGGTTTAGGATCATCTAATAATACCTTTAAAGAACAATCATGGATACCTTTATCCCCGGCGTGGCAAGAAATGGTATCACTACCAGGTGTTCCTGCTGGTCATATTACTTTATTACGTGGACATTCTGATACAGGTAAAACTACAGCTTTATTAGAAGTAGCTGTTAATGCTCAAAAAATGGGTATTTTACCTGTTTTTATAGTAACTGAGATGAAATGGTCTTGGGAACATGCTATAATGATGGGTCTAGAAGTAGATCTTGAAAAAGATGCAGATGGTAATACAATTGGTGTTGATGGTAATTTTATTTTTGCTGATAGAGGGCAATTACCAACAGTAGAAGCTGTAGCAGGTTTTATGGCTGATTTAATGAATGAACAGAAAAAAGGTAATTTACCTATGGATATGGTATTCTATGGGATTCTATTGGATCTGTTCCATGTCAAATGTCAGTTGAAAAAGCTAAAAATAATAATGAATGGAATGCTGGAGCAATGTCTACTCAATTTGGTAATTTTATAAATCAAGAAATATTATTATCAAGAAAAGAATCTAGTCCTTATACTAATACATTAGTTGCTATTAATAAGATTTGGGTTGAAAAACCAATAGGACCTATGCAACCACCAACTATGAAAAATAAAGGTGGTAACACAATGTTCTTTGATTCAACATTAATAGTAACATTCGGTAACATCTCTAATTCAGGTAACTTAAAAGTTAATGCAGTTAAAGATGGTAAGAAAGTAGAATGGGCTAAAAAAGTTAAAGCCGCTGTTGAAAAAAACCATATTAATGGTGTTACAACTACAGGAAAAATTATAGTTACACCTCATGGTTTTATATCTGATACTAAAAAAGATATAGACAATTATAAAAAAGCACACCAATCAGAATGGGGCGCTATATTAGGTGAAGGTCCAATTGAAATAGTTTTAGAAGGATCTGAAGATGAAGATTTTACTAATATAGAAGCGGTGGATGAACCAACTTTATAAAGATATACTCAACAACTTGCATGAGGAGTCCAATTTAGAGCCCCTACACTTAAACAGTAGGGTGCTCTTAATTGATTCCATGAACACATTTTTGCGTTCATTTGCTATGATCCCCGCTATTAATCCACAGGGGAATCATGTTGGTGGTTTAGTTGGTTTTTTAAAATCCCTAGGATATGTTATTAAATTAATTAGACCAACTAGAGTTATCTTAGTTTTTGATGGGCAAGGTAATATTACTAATCGTAGAAATACCTATGCTGAATATAAGGCAAACCGTCAAATAAAAAGAATNACAAATTTTAAAGTTTTTTCAACATTAGAAGAAGAATCTGATTCAATCTCAACCCAAATGTTAAGATTATTAGATTACCTAAAATGTTTGCCTGTTAATATTTCTATAATTGATAAAATAGAAGCAGATGATACTATAGCTTATTTATCCCAAAAATTAAAAGATGATGTTATAATATATTCTGCTGATCAGGACTTTTTACAATTAGTAAATAAACGAATTACAGTTTATTCACCAATTAAAAAGAAATTTTATAGACCAAATGATGTATTTGAACAATATGGAATACATCCTTATAATTTTATCACAATGAAATGTTTAATGGGTGATAAATCAGATAATTTGCCTGGTGTTAAAGGTTTAGGTCCTAAAAAACTAATGAAGTATTTCCCTGAAATAGCAGGTGAAAAATTATTTACTTTACAAGAAGCTTATCAAAAAGCTACTGATAAAGTTGAAGAACATGGAATTTATGGTAATGTTCATTTATTTAAAAGTCAATTAGAAATTAATTATGAGTTAATGTCTTTAGATAATATTCAATTATTAGAACATGATCAAAAAGAATTGGATGAATTAATAGATTCACCACCATACAATCTAAATAAAAAAAGATTTTTCGAAATGTATGAAAAAGATTTATTAGGTAGAGGAATCCCTAATACAGAATTTTGGTTAGCAGAAGTTTTTTCATATCTTCAAAACTATAAATAAGGTTATGACACTAAAAAGTTTATCTCAATATGGGCCTCATTTTCAAGTAAAAGTATTACATTCTTTACTTAAAAATAAGAAATTTACTCTTAATATTAGAGATGTAATTATGCCTTCTTATTTTGAAAATGAAGCCCATAAGTGGATTGTTAGAGAAGCATTACAATATTTTGATAAATTTCATGCTAATCCAACTTTAGATTTTTTAAAAATTGAAGTTAAAAAATTAGATAATGAAGTATTAAAAACCGCTATTGTAGAACAATTAAAAGAAATATATAAATTAACTAATGATGATCAGGAATATGTTGAAAGTGAATTTTCTAGTTTTTGTAAAAACCAATCACTAAAAGACGCATTACTTAAATCAGTAGATTTACTTGCTGGTGGAATGTTTGATGATATTAGATTTACAATTGATAATGCATTAAAAGCAGGACAAGATAAGGATATAGG